TTAAGGTTTTCTGCCATGTATCCGGGGTCTGTCCTAAAACATCTTGGACGAACTGAACAGGCCGATTCTTGTATCGACCAATAAAGTCAACAAAGGTTGAATCTGACATAATTAACCTTTGAACCCGGTGCCCTTCTAAAAAGGCACCCAGTCCAAATTTCAATAATGAAGGTTTAAATTTTTAAATTTTGCGAACTACACGCAAAAAATAACGCAAAAAATTAAATAAGATCTGAAATCGGCTTCAAGGCATCATCAGGAACCCAGAAACATCTGGTTGTGGTTCCATTATTGTCATGCAACCAATCTGATTGCTGAAAAACAAAATCAGATTCAATCCAACCCTTGATCTGATAACTTCCAAATGATCCACACACCAAAACATAAACAAAACCAGGCTTATCAGTGGTCTTCAAAAACAATTGATGCTCCGGTTTCTTCCGGGTTCTAACTTCAATATTTTCACCGACATCGGTTGCCCAATGAGATTCAATGCCACTGGGGTACTGATTCAATGCTTTTGATACTGCAAATTCACCAAGGGCACCCTCAATCGAATTTCCCCAGAGTCCATGCTTGCCAGGGTCATGATTTTTTGAAATATATTTTTCAAGCATAAAAGTTCCATTCTTCTGGACCTCTCTGATCTGTCTCTGGATTCCGACTAAGGCACCAACCTGGATCTCAGCCGAACTTAATTTGACTTCGATACCATCGATAGATGTTGACCTCTGATTCTCTGATGACTGTGACACCATATTTGTGTCCAGGTAGACAATCTTTGAGCCACTGACAGAGTTTTTCTGCTGCATGGGTATCCTTGCATTGGGTTAAAGAACAACCCTTGGACCTCATTTGGATCTTGATGTCATCTAAGATTCCTTGATCAGGCTTCCAAGGTAACGAATTTGGGGTCATAGGTCAGAGTGTAAAGATGATCTGGTTCATCAATATCAGTGGCCATGATGATGCCGTTCTGGGATTCACGGACCTTGGCCTGGACCCTCTTGGTGAACTTTCTGTCCCAGTCATTTTCTTCAGTTGAAACTTCAAAACTGATTTTTCTGCCAATCATGATTTTTTCATAGGTATCCATATTGCCTTTCTTTGGTGTGTGTGGGGTAGGCCAGTGGGCACCCCCCATTTCCTAACACCGGGGGGGGTCTGCCGGTCACCCGGCATATGCTGATACTGTCGCTTGCCCAGCATATCTGGAAGACCCCCGGATCATCTATCCGTATGTCAATCCTTCCAACCCATTGATAACACTTCGATCATAGCATGTTCATCCCCCGGATATGTTGTCTGATGACAATTCAATACGTTCCATATGTACCGAAACTGACATTATCGCACATATAAAGAACGGGCACATACGCAATGCAAGAGGATGGTCTAAAGGAATGTGTGACATCACTCAACAAGCCCCAAAAGCTCCACACTTTCTCAATTAAGCCCAACCTATAAAGATTAACCATTAACTGATCGGGGCTTGCCGAATCCTCAACTTCACAAACTTATTCCCTCTCAACCTCACTGCTTTCTTTCTCTTCTTCTTTCGTTGCTCACCATAATGTAGCACCCTGTTTCCGTTCTGATCATTGTGCCTGATGGAATACAGGCACTCTGGTGACACTCCCAGATATTCTGCTTCTAGTTCCAGAAGGGTCATCAATCAGTCTAGATCAAACCTCATTTTGCCATCGTACCCGACTTCTTGAAGGATCTTCCCACATCTTTCACACCACTCCATCAAGATCCCTTTCTCAAGTGATGTTCTGGTCTTCTCATGGGTACATTGTTCATTCTTCTTTCTTTCGATGGCATCGACCCAGTCATCATCCTTCATGCAACGTCTGCTTCGTAATACATTGCTGTCAGTTCTTCTTCAGTGATGTATCGATATCTCTTTGAACCAATCGGATCTTCAATCCTGATCTTTCCTTTGTTAGATGATTCCTTCCGATAGTTCATGGTCCCTGACTTATGCTTTGCTCTGAGATTTGGAATCCTCTTTGGATCTGCTCTCAGTTTATCCATGTATTCCGGTGTTTTTAGTTCTGCTAATAGGCACCCACATGACATCGTATTTTTAGGACTCACATGATCCGATCTAATCTTTTTCTGGTTGCCACATTCACATTCATAGATGTTGTATCTTCGGCCTTTCTCATAGTGACTGTACCGGATCATAGTAAGTAAAGTTCCCGGAATCTTGCCGGTCATCTGAGGTTTCTTTTTCGGTGTATCTGAGGTCTGGATCATATTGTTTTGTTTCTTCGTTCAGGATGATATCAATCACTTTAGAATACCCGGCTATGTCCACTAGATTGTCTCTGGTTGGCTTAAACATCTGACGGGCTACCTTCAGCCCTACCATCATCAATCCAACTGTTTCCGGTGGAATAGGATCTCTTTCCAAGATGACACCCCAGATCTGCCCGATTCTGGTGCAGTTATCCTTTGGATGGTCGTATGCCCATTGTCTATCCCCGGCAACCAATCGTTCTGCTTCTTCAAGGATGGTTTCTGAATCGGTGGTTTTCGCATTGTTGGCATATATCTGTGTCCTTAGTGTGTTGTCTTTTGCATTCATGGCAGGTCTTCGTACTGTAGTTGATCGGATCTTGTGATTCGGGCCATCTTCTGATGAACCTGATCTTTGATTCTTTTGATTGCTTCATCATCAAAACCTCGAAAGATTTCTGGTTCCAGTTCCTCAGTCAGATCCAAAAGATCATCCAGTGCAAAGATCTCATTCCAATTCAGTTCTAATCGGTATAGTTTCTCCATCATCAGGCAATCGTTTTGGTTCTGGTGTTATATCAATTGCCTTTCTGTTCATTAAATCTTGCAGTGCTTTCAGATGCTCTGCATTAGTATCAGTCACCTTCATATCAATCTGGGTCTTCTGACCATAGACTTGTGGTCCGTATTTCTCAGCAAGCCATTGCTTGGTGTTGATGATGGTCTTCCCGGCACTTGGATCGATCAGTCCTAGTTCCAGTTTGTTCATGGTTTCATTGATGTCATCAATTTGCTTTTCTGCAAGCATCACTCTGAGATCATCCCATCGTTTTCTGAGATCAGGTTTCGTACTGATTTCCTTCATCAGACTGTGATATGAAACATTTGCATCCTTGGCTGCTGTTTCAACAGACTTCTTCATGTTTCCGACATTCAGATACTCATCGAATAATCGGTCCCAGAATTCTGGGTCTGCAAAGATCCTGGCCTGTCTTGCAAGCTTTGCTCTTCTGACTGGTCTACCGGCCATTATTTCTGTATCTCCATGGACTTTGTTTTGATCGTTTAATCTCAGTGCAGCATCGGTGAAGATAACTGTCCCAGAATGGTGATCCATCATCGTCATCTGATTTTTGATAGATCCATTCTCTTTCTGGTCCCGGAATATCCATTTCTAATAATTCTGGTGCTGTGATTAATTTGAATTTTGATTCAGTTGTGTTGTTCATAAAGATCTCTGTATTTATTCCCTTTTTTGCCAATGTATTCATGTGAATAACAGACTCTGTTTTTATCTAATTTCCAGTGAAGCCATTCAGTATTGTTTGTTCTGCCAGACTTTTCTCTGTTTTTTAAATTTGTAGATGTTGCTCTCCACCAATCCACTTTTTCTCTGTGCAAACCAAACCTAAAATGTGCAGTTCTTGAAAAATATCTATAACCTTGGTCCAAGTAATGTTGTGCAATTGAATCAGATAATCTCACCCCAATTCCTAGACCTTGATAATCAGGTAAAACAACTGTTCGACTTTCCCGAAATTTATTTCTTTTATCATCTGGAAACAAAGGTGGAATTTTATTTGGTAAAGAAAGTGAAGCATTAAAACCGACAATATTTTCATCCCAGTAAACTAAATAACAATGGGCTGAAGTGTTTAATGAGTTACTCAAATAGTGATGTCTAGCAAAGGTTTGCCATTGATCTCTTCCACACTTAAAGAATTTAAGTCGAATAATTGGCCGTTGAAGCCACCTCCCGATGGAAAAACTTCCATCTTTAGTATCGAATGTCCAATCAGGGTTCAGCCAATCAGTGATATCATCATGGCATGTGGCAAAAACAATATTTTTTAAGCCTTTGTTTTTAATATATCTAGACACTGCAACACTTGCTGATTTCGCAACTGATCTATTAACAACAGAAGTAAACTCATCAATAACTGCATTGTTTTTAAGTTTTCTTGCTAGATCTACCCTGAATTTTTCACCAGTAGACAAGTGGTGATATGGTTTCATCCATGATGGTATTGAGTTAAATCCAACAGCACTTAATCTTTCAACAGCATCTTCAGGATCATCAAAGTGACTAACAACAGCTTTATGTTCATCCCATGCCGGGTTTTCTTCTGTCCCAAATTCTTTTAATAAATTTGATTTTCCTGATCCAGATGGTCCATGAATTAATCCAATACCAAAATCTTCAGGGGTATCAGGCTTATCCCAAGTTTCAAAAAAAACCTCACCATCAAAAGGAAGATCAAAACATTTACTTGTGTGTGAAGTAAATTCATCTTCTTGCACTTTTGAAATTAATCTTGCCATCAGTTAATCCCCCCGGCATTACATGCTTCCAGTTCTGCCATGAACCATCCTTTCAGTTCATCCAGTTTCCCGATAATTTCATCAGGCATTTCTTCAATGATTGCTGAGTGATGAAGGAAGGAAATCAGATCCCCGTAAAGAATCACTTTCCATTTGTGTGGGTATTCGTTCCGCAATCCATCCAGGCAATATCCCAGGACTTTCATCAACACCTCTTTCTGTTCGTCTGAACTGTCAGTCGCAATACTCATGGACCCCCAGAACTTTGAGTGATGATTTATCCAGGTGCAGCCCGGATTTAATGGGTCTGAGATAGACCCTGACTAAACCTTCAGGCACCCCAGATTCTCTGGTGATCTGGACATGTCTCAGACAATTGTCATTGTCATAGACTCCTGCCACCTCAAGGGCATCAATCAGGACTTTGGTGAGATTATCCAGATCAGCATCTGGACCCTTCCTTTTGGGATAATGGGCACTGATGGCCATAGCTAATTCAGTTCCATTCTTGAAGGGTTTTAGACCATGCTCTGCCCTTGCTTCCATCCAGTCCAGAGTGACCTTTGAAATATAGTCTCTGGCCTGTTTGGTTTTGACTAATCGTTTACCAACTGGTTGCCAATACCCATTGGCACTAACCGGCCAAGGTAGATCCAGTTTGATCTCTTCCATGAGATTTTTTTGTTTTAGATTTAGCTTCTTCCATGAGCCTATGTAGCCTTGACCTTTGTTCCGGGGTCATCGACTTGATTTTCTTTTCACCTTCGATCATCTCATACATTGGATCCCAAGTGATGGCCATGGATCTATCCCAGTCATCACCTCTTTTTCTTTCGTTACTTCCACCTCTGACATCAGCAACAGTCGGAAACCATTTTGATGTCTTGATGTGCCTATCAAATCCATCCTGGATCTGAAGTGGTGTCAGATCCGATAATCCTGATTTCCAGAGTGCTATATCAGCCTGATCTAATTTCCCATGTTCCCGTACATGGGCTGCATAATTCTTTTCACATGCTTTCAGGCACTGAAGCAGGGTCTGAAGTGTGATGTCATTCATGTTCTTTTTTGTTTGATCAGGATTCGATCAGAGTTCCAGAGTGCAAAGATGACCATGACAATCACCACCCATGTGGTGAACACTCCACTGAATACAGCAATCGTTGATATCCAAGACATCAATGGACTGGAATCTACGCACATCATTGTTCGATCTTCTTTGATTGAATATTCATCCATTCCAGATCCAATGCTGATGTCATATCTCTGGATCTCTGCTGTTGTCTGGGTTTGTCTTCAATGATGTCGAATCTGATGCCGATCCATTGTCGGTTCATCGATTCATTGATGACATGGATCACATCCCGGCCTTTCATGAACTGGTTCCGAATCATGGACAGTGCCCGTTGACCGGCCTTGACTGAATTCCAGGGTTTCAGGTAGCCATCCCGGTCAGCACATTCTTCTTGCTTATAGCAGACCCACTCTGACCAGATATCTTCAAAAGTTTCTAAGTGCTGCAGTTCTTCTGGGATGATAGTTGCATCCAAGATTTCTTCTGCTGAAGGTGGTGTGATTTTAGGCATATCAAATCCATTTGAAATCCCCCTTTTCCAAAGGGGGTTTGGGGGTTTTAATTATTTACTAAGTTTTTTTTTATTAATAACCCTTTATATATTATTAATATAATACCCGTGCGTGCGTAGCAGATATTACTCAGGAATCAACTCAATTTTTCTGCTCTTGAAAAGATCAATGACTGCCCGGTTTTTCTGAGCCTTTTCGGGTAGTGTCTTGAAGAACTGATCCAGTGCTGCTTTGGTCTTTTGTTCCTGAATCTTGGACTTGATAGATGACAAAGAATTAGATTGTCCATCAGAATCCCCAGATCCCCCCGTATTGACATTTTTTGATGCTTCCGTACCATCGTCATCCATATCGGATTCCTTGCCACCTGATAGGCTTAGAATCGATTCTATGCTATACCTCTTTGCGTATGTGATATTGGAACCGATTGACTGAGGATCTTGTTTGACTGGATTGAGTGTGTATTCAAACTGAATAAACTGACCTGATTCATGGGCCAGTTTTGTGATCAATTTATCACCGGTCGGCATTTGAAGAATCATCAATCCATTTTCCAGTAGTGGTGTGTTTACTTTTTTCAGAAGACCTTCCAGACTGACATATTCGTTTTTCAGAAAAGGATTGGTTGCATCATACTTTAGTATTGAGCCAATCTTTGCCTTTGCTTTGATCAAACTAGGCATCAGTTTTGTTATGTCAGATTGCATATAGTTTTCAGATGGTGTCATCGTTTTCCCTTTTCATTGTAATGGTTAGAATACCTTCATGGTATGACTTTAGTTTGTTCCGATCTTCATCATTAGTGCAGTTGCACCATTGGTGATATTTATCGATGGCTTTTTTGATTTTCTCTCTGGCTTTTTCAATCCAAGAATCTTCAATCCGATACAGTTGAACATTCCATGGCCAGTTCTTTTCACATACCAAAAAAAGAAAATCACAATCCTGTCCAGTGATAGCTTTAATACCATCGATATACCATGCAGCTTGCATATCGTATCCGTATTTAAATATATCTCTTCTGAACGATTCCGGGTTTCCTTCTCTCATGAACTTCGCATCTATAATGGTGTCGATCTGAGGAAGAAATCGGTCCAGTCTCAAGCAAGCATCCACACCTAATTCATGGTGCCAGAATCCTGAAACTTCATTGTGACCTTGAAGACCGTTGGCCATCAGTTTCTTGGAATAAGGATCTGCCAGGATATTTTCTCTCCACCGGAGTGCCCGTGTGAATTCGTCCTGGCTCATTAATTCTTTTCCTTCGGCTGCTGCTTGCTCTTCAGCAAGTCTTTTCATTTCCTTACCTTGTTTTGTCCTGGCATCAACTTTCGGCATACAGATGTACCGGTCATGGACATCATTGAATTCCAGGACTGTTGTATGTCCAAGGGTTCCTTGCCTTAGTGCATCAGATGGTGGTCTAAGATCATTCTGTTCAATGTGGTTGATTGACCCTGTTGATCCAGGTACATAGTTCTTGACTTGAGAAATATGAAGGTATCCAGGCATATGCAGATAATCCTCAAACGGAAGATTATCGATTAGTGCCGGAAGTTTATTGACAGTTTTTATGGACATGTTATTATCTTTCGTTCCTATGAAATTTGCCTTTCTGGGAATGAAACCCGACACTGGATTGATCATCTGGTGCCGGGTTTTTTTGTTTGGTGCAGCTTTGCCGGGGATAAGAGCTTGAAATTAACCCAGATGCTGCTTGGTCCATGGTTACTTAGTTTTCAATGCTGACTGGTTTTGGTTCAGCTTTTGATGCTGCCACTCTGGACTGGGCTGCACGGCATTTGTAGCAATTGAAAGGTGTGAGTAAACCATTCACAACCTTCCAGAATCTTCCCAAGTTTTTGCATTGCTTACACTTAGGCATCAGCTTTTACCATCTTAGGGACAGCACCTTTGACTTTGATATGAATCCTGGGCTTACCCTTGATCCAGGCATTCCATGCAACAATGAAATGAGCTAACCGATTGGCTTGTGAATAATGCATCCCGGTCTTGGATTGCTGAACCATCTTCACAAACAATGAATGGGTTGCAGTTCCGGGTGTTGATTTGCAGTCAGCAAATTCTTTTAAGAAGTCGGTAGCAAATTCCAAGGTTGTGTCACCCAATTCATTTGCTTCCAAAAGAAATGCTAAGAAGACTGTAACTGGGACAATTCTAAATCCCTTTTGTATTGATGATGCTCTTTCAACCAATGCTGAAACCATCGGATGTTTCTTGGCATAATTGATTGCATACTCAATTGTCTCAGATTTTGATAATTGAGTTGTTCTGTTTCCGATTCCATTTTTATTATCATTTGTGACAGCAAAAACAGAGGATTCAGTCAACCGACCAGACTTGTATAAATAGTGAAGTCTGATCCCACCTGATAAGACCTTCGGTTTTTTGTAGCCAAGAACAGTCAGTGCATCCCTGGCTGATCGACCTCTGCCAAGATCTAGTTTTTTGAAATCTTCAACGGGACAATCCTTAACAACCACAAAATCCTGAGTGGTCCCAGATTGCTTGATGGCAGCAAGTCGATGCTGTCCATCTTGAAGGTGTCCGTTAGTGTCAATCCTGATCATGGATGCATTGGATGCCCACTTACCGGACTCCATATCTGCTGCATATTTATTGACAAAGCTTTGGGATAAATCCCGGTTACTTAGATTCCCTGCAAGCAGGGCACTGGCCTGATCGGGGCCAATGGATTCTGTACTGATTTGATTTGCTGCCATATTGCCTTTCTGGGATTTGACAGTTTTCAATTTGATATGCTTTAAAAGGGCATATCATCTTCAACAGGAACCCCATTGGTCCCTGCAGTCTCACCGGCCTGGGAAATTCTCCATGCCTGGATTGTGTTGAACCACTTATCAACACCTTGTGGATCAGTCCACTTCCGACCTTTCAGATTGAATGAAACTTCAACCGGGTCATTCACTTTGTACTGATCCAGGATTCCTGTTTTGTCCTGGGTGAATTCCATTTTGATGTACTCTGGATATTCCGGTGTACCGGCTTCCACCACAAATTCACGTTTCTTGAATTTTTCTGAGATCACTTGCTCATCAAAGATCTTTTGAATCACACCACTGATCTGAAGGTTCTCCATGGATGTTTCCTTTCTGCTGTCTGAGTTGCTTTGTTGATAACCTTTTCGTATTCGGTTTCACCTTCTCTTTCCACCTCGTGAAGTGAAAGGTCCGGCCCGAATGACATGGCCGGTGGGAGTTTTTCGATAACTCCACCATTTCGCAGGAATGCATCCGTTGCTTCCTGAATCTTCCTTGATTCTTCCTGCTTTTTTTCATTTAGGTTCTCAGTCATAACTCTGCTATCTGGTTTGCCACTTTAAGATTCTGGGCTTTAATCAGTTTGATAGCCCCGGTCCTGATTCTGTCATTCAAGTCATCATCAAGCACCCGACACACATCTGTTCTGGATGTCCCAGTTTCTGCTGCAACCATCTGCAAAGTGATCCCTGCTTCCTTCATTAATGTCTTTAAAGGCATTGTCAGATTTTTTCCTTGCATATGTTGGAACTATTGTTGTAATCTTGTTTTCACCGTGTTGATGACAACTATGAAACACATTTGACACAATGTCAAAACTTTTTTTTGGATTATACGTTGTTACGTGATTCCAACGAAAAAAAAACACACCTCTAAAAGGTACTTATGAAAGGTGACCCTGAAATCATTAAACGATTTCAGCACTTAATGAGAGAAAGGGAAGTTACTCAGGCTGAACTGGCTGAAGCTTTAGGATTTTCCAGGACTTATATCAGCAGCATCTTGGTTGGTCGGGCTGATATGTCCGGTGCATTTCTAAAGTCTTTAGCCTTTAATGGATGGCCCATCGAATGGATTCTTACGGGCAAAGTAGATCAGTGGAAGGAACGGGCCGAAAAGGCCGAAAAGAAACTTGAGTTACTGGATTTTCATGTCCAACGACTTGAAAAATTGGTTCAAAAATAAGTCCTGCTATCAAGCATAAATTGGACAGAAAGGCAAAATGAAAAATTATCAACGTGGAACACTGCCAGACACCCACTTTAAAAAAATAGTATGGCATCCTAAAAAAGCCTTAGGTTGGGTTCCTGGCCTTCTTGGAAAATCAAAATCAGGGGGTCGAATATGACGGTTAAAATAACAGCAGGTACTGTAGTTGAACGAAACTACAAAATCTCTAATATGGAACGATACCAAGATCAGGATTTTTTAGATGAACTAGATCAAATCACTCTTGAAGAGGGCATCACAATTCTCCAACGAACCATTAACAAGGACACTGATTCAGTAAAAATCCAGGCACGTTTTGATTCAGAACATTGGGATGTTTGCAAAGCAATTCAATTTATGAGTTTAAATGGAATCTCAGTGTCCCCGATTGGTGAATTCGATATCATCGCAGAATCAGACGAATGTAAAGACGAAGTGAGAATCACTATCAAAAAGATGAAAGAGGTGATCGATGCGTAGCAGATCAAGACACCATGGAATTCTTGGATTGGCCATCCATGGGAATGTCTATAAATATAAAGAATACCGGAAAGGAATCAGGACCAAACCGGTTACGCTTTGCTCCATCAAGGATGCCACCCATACAGCAGCCGGTCGGAAAAGAAGGGAAGACCAGATTGCTGATTATCTTCAGAGGTTAATCGACCAGAAGAAAGAGGAATCTGCCAATCAGGTGTCCATGATTTCCACGGTGTCAACAGACTGGTTGACCTATGTCAGAAACACGCAAAAGGTTTCAACATGGTCAGAATACCAAACCGCATTGCAATACTACCAGAATGCTAATGAGGACCACCCAATTCAGCAACTAACCCTGGACCACTGGGGAAATTTCCAGAAAGGGATGGAACTCTTGGCACCGGCTACGATTGCCAAGCACCAACAAGCCTTCAAGGGCTTCCTCAGTTATGCCGAAATGAAATATGAGATTCCGAAACTGGAACTCAAAAAGATTTCGGTGCCTGATAAAAAGATCAAAGATTATAGTCCAGAAGAAATTAAAAGGATTGAAGAATATGTCATGGAAAGAAAGATCCAGGACCACATCAGAATTCTATTGATGCTATCTGAGACTGGTATCCGGGCCGGGGAACTTCTGAATCTGAAACTGGAACACATCGACATCCCTGCCAGGAAAATCTGGATCGTTGTCGGTGATGAATGGACACCAAAAACTGGCGTTGAGAACTGGGTTCCTATGTCAGAAAAATTGGCTGCATTCCTAGAAGGGGATCAACGGAATGAAACTGAGGTGTGGTTTCTGGACAATGGTGATGGGGGATGGGTGTATTACCATGTCGGTGCCATCGGGAATGTACTCAGAAGGATCTGCAAAAGATTGGGGATCACTGGAAGAAAACCCCTTCATGCCTTCAGAGCATCTATGGCAAAGAGGGTCTATAAAAGGTTTGGTATTATTGAAGCTCAAAGGATTCTAAGACATGCAAAACCGATTATGACCTGGAAATATATCGATGAATCTGACTTCGATCTGCATGAAGTGGTCAATGCTGTTTCAATCTAGAAGTGACTGAGGTGGATTGGTGATTTTGATCATGTCAGGATCATTAGTCGGGTAGACCACATAGTTGAAGTTCTTACTGGGACTGTTTCCCCGGCTTGTAGCATCAAGGTATTTATGGCCTGGGATACCTAGTGTTCTTAATGATTCTGATACTACAGTGGCAGGAAACCACTCTTTCTTATTTTTGCGTGTTTTATGGTGGTGATATTGATCATCAATACTAAGTCTAGGATTGATAACATCCAATGCTTTTTCTAGCATTGCTTTTTCTTCACCGGTTGCAACCTTTGACCTCTTATATACATCATTATATTTTTTTAAAATATTTTTTTGATCACTGATCGGAGTGTAATATTCTGGAAAATCTTCAGGGTCTGGTTTTAATTCAATTTCATACAATCTCCCTTTCATTTTTTCATAAAGATCATCAAATGCCTTTTCAACATTATTTTTATTTAAATATTCTCCAGTTTCATTAAAGTAGTACCCATAATCAGAAGGTGAATAATCTTGTGCCATCCATGCTCCAACAGATTGCTTGTCTGGGCTTGCATTAGTTTGATTCCTATATTCTTTGATTTTATTAATTACATACTCTTCTTCCAAAGAGTTAGGATTTATGTCATCAATTATTTTGTCATTCATTAAAACATCAGCATAATGCTCACCCACTTTTCTGTTTCCAGCAAAATATCCTCCATGTCCGTAAGCTTGCGCCCCCTCACCAGATCCCATTTTAGAAAAGTCCCAGTTTTTGAATAGGTGTGGTGATCCATGAAACACCTTAGTCATCCCGGCAACGGATGATGGATCTAGCATCGGAAGATTTTCTGAGAGTGCAACCAGTTCAGGATCATCCAATAATGACCCGGATGGCATTGGGGATTTTAAATATTGGTATGCTGGATTGTTTGGGTTAAGTAGACCCATGCCTGACTTCAGCCAGAAGTCTTTGGCACCCCGGAGCATATCGAATATGCCTTGCTGATATTCGGAACCTAGATCACGTTTACGGGGATTCATCTGGACATGTACGCAATCATCACCAGACAACTAATTATAATTGCTGTCAGGATTATCTGATTGAAATTATTGTTGAAATTCAAAATAAAAACGGACTGAAAATCCGTGTGTCGGTGGTTCGATTCCACCTCTGGCCACCAAAACCCTCAGTAATTTCAATGGTTTGTATGGCAATCGTCATCAGACACCATGTTGTAATAATTGTTGTAAAAGTTGGTACAATGGGTAAAGTCATGACATTCAATTGTCACATGACAACACACTTCAAGGCATGTAAGTATCCGGTGATAGCAACGAACCCATGGGTGCTACGTTCTCATTTCCAAGCAACGGACTCATCATTCCAGGGGTCATTGCTGAATACCCGGCTCTTGCTTCCATCATCCTTCTCAGTCTTTCCCGTTCTGCAATTCCTTGCTGAAGGATCTTCCTGTTTTGCTGCACACCTTGGGTGTTCATCATCGGCCCCAATGTCCCCAGTTTTTCCTGGAATCTTTGGTTGCTGAGAATGTCATCAGTGGAAGTCATTAATGGATTCACACCCCTAGTTTTGTTGTATAGGTCAATGGCTTGTGTGCTAAGTGCAGGACTTCCCTTGATCATTCTTTCTGCTGCTTGCCTTTCGTATGTCTGAGAACCAGATGTGGCTTTTTTTGAGAGTGCATCCATCTTTGATAGAAAATCGATCTGCTGCAGAAATTCTTCTGCTTGTTTCTCAGATTTGAATAATGCCCGGATCTTTTCTGGTTCCTCATCAGCAAACATACCAAGTGTTTTCTTGACATCCATCTGCTTCACTTTGGAACCCATGATTTTGTTGTACATCCCAAATGCATATCCCAGTCGATATGATTTTTGTTCTGGTACAGACTTCTGGTTTCTCAGTTCCCTTTGAAGATCTGTTGATGGGAATGTTGGATCTTTCTGTGCTTTCAGTCCTGCATCAAATGCTTCACTCATACCCTTGTGACCGGCATGAATTCTTGATGCAATCTGATAGTCTTCTGATGCACCCTTCAGGGTCTTGCTGATGTCATCATAGAGTCTCTGAAGTGTTGATTCATCAAACTTAGAATAAGGATCTGATGATCTTTTTTTCTGTTTGAGTTTATCACCAATCAAAACTTTCAATGTATGCCAGTGTGCAATCGTTGCCTGACCAGAGGGTCTTTCACCGAATGTCGATGCTCCTGCCATGGGTGGTCCAATATTGTTTGCTCTTAGGACACCTGGAATTCTGACCCTTGCTTGGTTCCATAATTCTTGAAGTGCTTTTGCACCAGGATCTTCATCCCCATAATCAAGGATTCTGTTGACATGATCATTCAGTGTTCTGGATTGCTTAGTGTCCAATAGAATCGGGCTTGCTTTATCATATAAAGGTTGAGCCTTTGATTTTGACTGAGCTTCAATCTTTTCCTTTAACCTATCCGGGTTCCATCTTCGGCCCAGATTCTTTTTGATTGCATCCCTGCCAAAACCTGGAAGGGATCTGGATCTTGATTTATAAACTGATTGAGATGCAGCCCTTGATGGTCCTGCAGCCTGTGATGCAACTTCGGCAAGCATCTGTCCAGTTCCACTTTCCGGGAATAAATCTGCAACAGTAACTTTTTGTGCTAGTTCTGGGTTCTTCCTGGCAATCTCTTCCAGAAGTTCTGCCATATCTTCTAGTTGGATCTCATCCAGTTCTGCAGCCCTTACCATTAACTGTCTTCCCTCAACTGCGGATCTTCTGGAACCACCATCACCCGTGATATTTCCATCAGCATCGATGGGTGGTGGTCCTTTACCACCGGCACCCCCGACTTTTTTAGTGATCCATTCACCAAACATTTCTGATGCTTTTCCGACTGTTGGTCCAGTTATCATGCCAATGGATGCACCGGTCCTTGCTTCAGGCATTGCCTGATCAATTCTCTGGCCTAAACTTTCAACTATTGATGCATCAGGATCTGGTTCTGCAGTACCGGCACCATAAGTAAGTCCTTCTAAAAACCCTGCTGCACCCCCGGTTCCAATCCTTCTAATAGTATTCCAGAACCATTGACCTTCCTTCGGTTTTGCTAGTGGCAACCACTTAGCCAGTTTAGAAATCATCATCCCAGGAACTAAGAATGCACCCCCTAATTCGGATGCTGTTGCCATGTTTGGGTTATCTTTTCGGAATGCTTCAATTTCAGAACGGACATTCTGAAGTTCTGTATCGTAATTAGTTCCATAATAAGCTGATCGAATACCGGCTTCCATTTCATCTGCTGTCCCGAATGTTGCACCCTGAAGTGCTTGTTGTGCTACATCCCAAACACCATCCATGACACTCATTTCATCAATACGTTCCACTGGTTCAGTGAATGCACCTTCCGTTGCTTCTTGGACAATCTCAGCACCCCCTGGTGCTTGTGGGTTTAATCTTTGTCGAACCTCAGAAAGTGACATCCCTGCATGTTCCTGGAATGCAGCATCAATCTGGGAATCAGTCAGACCCTTGTCTTTCAGAAGACTATAGAATTCAATTAATTTTTCGTTCATTTTCTATAGATTGATTTTGGAATATAGATTACACCACCAGATTTTTTTATAGTTCCATCAGGATTAAATCTTCCTTTATTTAAACGATACCCAACAATTTCATCTATGTTTGGTTGAGTGTATTTAAGACCAGCAGCCCTTAGAATTTGAGATATCCCATCACCAGGAAGGACACTAACCTTTGAAACTTTCCCAGATTTTTGAAACTTTTCTATTCCACGTTTAGGTTTTTCAGGTTTCTTGGAACCAAGATCCAGACTAGCTGCCACTTCGGCTGCCACTTCGGCTGCATTATCATCTTCAACTGATCCAGGTTCTGGGATTAAACTTTCTGTTTCATTAAGTATTTCATTTTGTGCTTCAGGATCAGTTAATTCTTTAGGTGTTTTCTTTTTTATGTTGTTCATTAAACCTGAAACTTTTACTTGAAATTCTTCAGGTAATAATTGATTTGAATAATTAATCAAAGATAAACGTGCCCTTTTCTTTCTTGCAATGTCTGATGGTGAATCCCCAGGAATTGGATAATATACCAATCTAAAACGATGCATTTCCTCAGTTGGCACATTTGCACCTGAAAATAAATATCCGATAGAAGCACCACCCATTTCAGCAATCTGTTCGTAAGAACGGGCATCACCAGTAAATGGGGAAGATTTAAGTTTCCCAGTATAATAACCAAAGACATTTGTAGCATTCATCTTTGAGGGGTCAAAACCCTTTTCTAGTAACTCATTATAAAAAACTTCTGCTTCGGCTATCTGTGAAATCTTCCTTCCTTCTTGGCCTTGTGTTGCACTAAGTGGTTTTTGCCCACCACCTGGAAGACTTCCAGAATAAGCACCACTTTTCTGAATACCTAAAGAGGAAGGATCTTCAATTCCAGAACTTTGTGCGTATTCCCAAGGTGTTGGGATTCCCATGATTGGTGCAGAATAAACACTTAAAGTTGTCCCACCGGTTGCATCAGTAGTTGTGCCTTTAACAGAATTTTTTTCCTGCATGGCCCGGTATATCTGCTGATATTCAATTGGTTCTATATCCTTGTTTTTTGCAGCCCTAAATAAGGAATTTAGCAACCTTCCTTCCGTTAAATTATCACCTGAAGGTGATGTGCTATCCCCTTTATTAAATTGTGCAACAAATTTCCCAGTTGTTTTATCAATAACAAGGACATTGTCACCATACTCTTTGTATTCTAATTCTGTTTTTTGTGGGATTTTTTGACTTAGAATATTGGTTGCAGCCTGATATGCACCATCGACATTTCCAGACCTTGCCATTGACTCAATTCCAATTATTTGCCTGTCAATTCCAGGGGTTCCCAATTGTCTTAATGACTGTAGAAGATTTGGGAGTTCTTTAATTTTCTGGTCCCTTAATTGTTGTTGTCTTTTTGCTTCACCCATTTCCAGACCAAATCTTTGCTTGGCCATTTCCTGATTCTGGGCTTGCATCAGACTCTGATTATAGTCCTTTCTCTGTTGCTGAATCTGATTCAGTCTCTCTTGATAGGCTTGAAGACCCTGCATGGCACCCTGACCAATGCCAGACATGTCACCGGGAAGTCTGGAATAGGTTGGGGTTGATAGCATCCCTAGTCCTGCAGAGAGTAGTCCCATTGATGCCGGTGATGGCCCGGTCACACCCGGTTTAGGGTTGCCTTGCTCATCAAGTAGATGTTCGGGGTATCCAAGTAGTGCCATAATTAGTCCAGTAGTCCTAATCCCATGTTCATCATTTGCAGACCAGAGTTGAATCCTTCTTTATCAAACTTTGATCTTGGATCAGTTGTCATTGTCATTCTTTTTTGCATAGGTTCAGGCATATCCATCTGCATGTTTTGTCTGTAAAATTGCCCATAATCTGGATTGCCAGAACCTGATAATAAACCACCCATTGGATTTATTTGTCCATGAGCAAATTGATCTAATGAAATACCACCGGATGGGGAATGTGTGGACATTAAATCATCGTAAAACCCTGGTCTTCCAGCATTCATGTCCATAATAAACTGATCATTTGATTGAAATGGAATCATTCCTTGGTAACGATATCCACCTTCAACTGGGGCCATTTGGTTTGCTATGTCATAATCCAACATTTTATTCCTTTAACTCATGTTTTTGTACATTCCATATGCACCCATCCCGGCTAATCCAAGACCAAGATTTTCCTTCATTGGATTGGTGTACATTGGTGTGTTTGATGTTGTGGTTGATCCTGATCCAGTTCCCCCGGAAAAGGCACCCAGTTTCCCAACCATATCTGGGATGAAGTTCTGTTCAGCCTGGAACTGACCATAATCGAAATCTTTTTGTAACTGATCCAAACCGAATTGTTTATCACCGATTCCCATTTGCTGACCATAGGCATCAAAGTATCCTGATTGATCCCTCATTTGTGGGACTGCACTGAGATTTAATCCTTTGCCTTGTATTCCGTAACCAACATTCTGGCCTGATGCAGTCTGTGCCCTAGTCATATCTGATTCTTTTCTTCGGGCTGCAGCTTCAAATCCTTGTTGTCTTAATGCATCACCCCGTTTCATATAATCCTGGATGGCATTTGATGCCATGGTTCCTTCTGCAATTGCATGTCGGGCACCACCAAAGGCATTGGCACCATGAGCCCCCGTTCCAACTACCTGAGATCCTAGTTTCAATGCATCTTCTAGATCCTGTTTACCAGCATCGATAACAGCTTGGTTGTACGGATTCTGATACTGATCAATGCTGGGGCCAGTCAGAAATGATCCTGCTTGAACTGTTCCTGGATTATAAGTTCCGGCACCTGATGCAACATTATATGCTTGATCCAATCTTCCACCGGGTCCGGTGTAAGTACCAACAGTGTCCCTGATTCCTGTCATGGCACCGGTTTGATCGGTGTTCATGGTTGCAAAACGTGGATCATTATATTGCTGAAATCCTGCATCAATATGACCCTGCATTTTATCAAAACCATATTCTTTGATAGCTTGTGAAGTCGGGTCCAGTTGTGTGGACTGGGTAGACTGCATGTTTTGTTCTTGTGGTCCCAATCCCAGTTGTTTACCTAGTGGTGAATTTCCAACTGCATTCAACACCATCGGTGCTGCTGCTGCTGCTACCATTGGCCATCCCATAGTTCCTTTATGAATAAGGGTTAGATGAAGCTATTTTAGGTCTTCCGTTTGAATCAATTTGAGTTCCGGTCAACTCTGTTGCTGACAAGTTCCCTGAGTTATCGACTTTTATAATGAACCATTTCCCGTTTGGTGACTGAAGACAGATACTTCCTGAATCAATAAAATTATCTTTATCCAGTTTTAAGTTCTGATCATCGGCTTGCCTGATGGCATTCTGTAAATTGTTTTGAATTCCAGGCTGATAAACTTTGGTCACTGGTGGAAGATTCATCGGGCACCCCCTGCAGTAATATCAGCCCGGATGGTGCCGACTTCCCAGTCCTGGTCAAATCCTGATTCTAACCTCCAAACAAATTGCCGACCCTGCACCCTGCAATCAGTATAACCATCAGAACTGACTTCAAGGGCACTGGATTCTGTTTCAGTAGTATTCGGGTTTAATCTGGTTTTGAATTTGAATCTTAAACCATTTGTTCCACTGGTCTGGTCTGTAATCATTTGAGTGATGTTTGTGATGTTCTGACCATCCCCAATTTCCATGGCACCGGTTTCGGCATAACATAAACCGATATCTGTTGTTTCACCCCCACTGACTAGATTCCGATCAACTTCAGAAAGTTCTGAAACTGTTGTTGCAATTGATGCAGTGGTTCTAGCTGATGTGGATGGTGCCTGTTCATGGCTATAAATAATATTGTCATCTGCCAAAGCTATTGGGTCATCATAGACACCAGCATCCTGCCATGCTGTCCGGGTTAGCTTACCGATACTCCACCATCCTTCTTGATAATTGTATGTGACATATCGATCAATCTCTGATGCAGATCCACTGGAATACCACCATGTGATCTCAAAAAATGAACTGTTGACTGATGCATAGATTTTTGAATCCTGGACATGGTTGATGTCATTGAAAACATAATCTGAGACTGAAGATGGTAAGGGTTCAACAGATCCTTGATACATAAAGAATCCACCCTTTGACATCCAGTATGCTGTATCCCCAACAGCAGCCATTGCTTTGTTTGAAATGGCACCACATGCATCACCAATCTTTTGTCTGCCATACACAAATGGAACACCGACATAGTCAATGGCATGGACATCTGTATTGGTCCAAACGATGATCCTGGAACCAACAGATTTTGCGTTCAGGATCTCACCCTGAGTTTCAAGATTGAACGATCCTGCTTGATTTGTTGCTGTTGGTGTCCATGTCGTTAAAGATTCTGCATCAGACCATTGAACCTTTCTGGGGTCACCCCCTGCACCCAAAGCAAATAAATGCCTTTCCTTGGAAACCAAGATTGCTGAATTCGATGTGGGTGCATTTGATACTACTGCAGACAAGGTTCCGGTTGGATCTGTAACAGAAGGGTTCCAAGAATAAATCTTTCCGTCCGATGTTGACAATGCCACCAAAAGCTGACCGAAAGTATCAAAGATCCAATTGGATGCTTCGATGACCAGTGATGTGGTCGTAACGCTTTCATTTCCAAATCTTCTGGCCCGACTTAATGTGATTGATGCACCAGCAGATTCATCGACTAGGGTTGATCCACCATATGCAGTAGATCCGTTCTCTGCTCCAAGGGTCAGTTCTGTTGCACTGACTGCAGTAACCCGGTGTGAATCATTATAGGTTTTATTATTGGCACCATTAGAAAAACCGGATGCCTGGATTTCATCACCGACTGCAAAATATTCAGTGAAGTTAACTGATCCACCGGTTGTGAATTTATCAGTGGACCGGGTTGCTGAGATATCAGTTTTTGTTAAAGTTTTGAAAACTTCAGGTCCATTAAAATTCCCGGCACCAAAACCAGATCCAGGTTCTGCAGTGTCATTTCCTGGAACAAATCCTGATGGTGTTATATCAGCAGCAGATCCAGATAGGCTTGTGAAAATATAAAGTTTTGAAGAGGTTCCGATTGCAAGCCACTTTTCACCATTATTATCTCTCCATGCAAGCATGGCCCGACTGATCCCAGTCAGACCAGATGTTGTTGCACGGGTCCACCCACCAATTGGTTTGAGTCTACCATCCTTCCATCGAACTAGGTTGGCATCATACCATCTACCTTTGGTCTGGTATTGGGTTCCATTACGATGAACACCCGGTGGAATGTTGAATGGGACAATCTTTCCCATGGCTCAGTAGGTCCACACCCATGGTCTGGGTCTGCCATTCCCGTTGTCCAGGGAGTCCAGATGGATGTATCTTCGATTGTGGTCACCCTTTTGATCCAAACCGATCCCTTGGATGCCATGTGCTTGTGCAATCTCAATCAGATCGAATGCATCATGCCCGGAAATCTGGATGTCGGTTGCCTTACCCGTGGTGTGTGGTCCAGCTTTCCCGGAATGAGACACTGCTTGATTGTGTGCCATGCATCGGAATCCTGATGTTACCTTCATCGGTTTTCCAATGTCCTCCCTGATGTTCTGTAAGATGTCCATGAACTCTGGGTCCATTTCACAACTTTCACATCCGCATTTGCATTGCATTTCTGCAACACTGAAATTTTGGGTTAGTTTCATCTGAGTGCTTCAGATAATTTTTTAAAAGAATTGTCTGCCATTTGGTCCACTAATTTATCGACATTTTCTTGCATGTCTTCTGGTACATGCTTTTCAATTAGTTCTGCTGTCAGATTATTGACTGGGTCTTTACATAAATTAAACACTAGGTTTATCAGGAATGCTTCCATTGTCCTCTTCTTCTTCAGGGTTATTAGGATCAGATGTGTCATTTGCATCACTCTTTGGGTCTGAATAATAGAAAGACCCGGTCTGTGAAATTAACACTGTAAGTGCAGAAATTACCGACACCAAAAGTGTCGATACTTTATCATCCATGTTGATCTCAGAATA